TGCCTTTCGGTACCGAAGTCGGCCACCTAGTTGTGCTGTTCACCTTGACGCGAGGATCATCGTGGACAGTCAAACCGACCGGATGGTCTTCGATTGTCGATACGATTGCTCTCCCGGCGACAAGTTCTTACGCCTATGCGTGGGCGAAGATCATGGAACCGTCGGACCTCGCGAACGGCAAGTCCGTCGATGTGCAGGTAGACGGTGCCTGTGATGTGATTGCGACTTCGTTGGCGTTTCCGAACCACACGAATGTTGTACCGGATTCAGATGAGGGCACCTGGAGAACAGCGTATGCCGCAGCGAACACAGCGTACTCACCGTCACTTGTTCTCAGCGGGGACCACAAACGAACATGGCTGACTGTCATCATCGCCCAGGACGACCTCGACAGCACATCACCCACCGCACCGACCAGTTACTCCCTCAAGGGTTACAACGAATATCTGGGTAGCGGATCGGGGTCGATCTCCCTTGCCTGGAGGAATCTGGAGACAAACGCAGAAACGCCTGGCACCTGGACACACGACCAGGGATCGGTGATCTGCGGTGTGACGCTCAGTTTGGAGGCCATTCCAACAGGTCAGGCAACTGCCCACAGCAGAGCGACTCTCGGACTTCTGTACGCACTGTCGGGTGCGGGAACTGCCGCATCGCAAGCGTCGGCCGATCTCACTGTCACTGCTGGCGCAATCGTTCTCGAAGGTACTGGCACTGCTGCCGCTCAGGCAACCGCCGACGCTGATGTCCTCTACGCCCTCACTGCCACCGGTACGGCCGCAGCGCAAGCGTCCGCTACCGCCGTTCGCACCCGCCTCATCACTTCCGACGGGCAGGCAGCCTCCCAGGCAGCAGCGACACTCGGGGTGCAACGGCCGCTCGCTTCCTCCACGAACGCAGCAGCGCAGACTACCGCCACCCTCGATGTTCTCACCTACCTGGACGGGACCGGTACCGCTGCCTCACAGGCCACTGCCACCCTTCTCAACACCCGCTACATCACCTCCCAAGGTGACGCAGCCGCTCAACCGACTGCCCTTCTCGGCATCCAGCGCCCCCTCGCTTCGGCCATCTCGGCAGCAGCCCAAGCAGACGCCGATCTCACCAACACCCGCTACATCACCTCCAGTGCTCCTGCAGCCGCTCAAGCCACTGCCACGCTCACCGTCGAAGAGGGCCTCCTCGAGATCAGCGGCACCGGAGCAGCCTCAGCCCAGGCGACGGCCACACTCGGAGTCGCCCTCCCCCTCACCTCCTCTACGAACGCTGCTGCAGCAGCCACAGCCACATCCACCCTCACCCGGTTCGTTACCTCCCAAGGCAATGCCTCCTCGGCCGCAACCGCCGACCTGGACGCCCTGTACGCTCTCACCTCCCAGGGCAATGCTTCGGCCCAAGCGTCTGCTGTCCTGTCCCTCGCCGGCCAGGTTCCCATTTTTGGGACCGGTACCGCTGCTGCTCGCCCGACCGCCACTCTCACCTCCCTCTACGCCCTCAACGCCGACGGCCAAGCTGCTGCCCAAACCACTGCCCAGCCCACACTTCAGCGCAACCTGACTTCCACGGCCCCGGCCGCCTCGCAGGCCACCGCTGCCCTCACCCTCGACCGGTACCTCACCGCCTCGGCCCCAGCCTCCGCTGCCAGCACCGCCAACCTCACCCGCATCTACACCCTCTCCTCGAGCGCCTCCGCAGCAGCCCAAACCTCAGCCGACCTCACCCTCCTCTACGCTCTCGCCACCTCAGCACCGGCCTCAGCGCAGGCCTCAGCCACCCTCACTCTCGGCTCCGAGATCCCTCTCGTTGGGTCCGGTGGTGCAGCGGCGCAAGCCGGCAGTGTGGAGATGTTGGTGGAGAGGAAGGTGGTGGGGAGTGGGCCGGCGGCAGCCGTGGCGGATGCGAGCGTGGGGGTGGAGAGAGCTCTGGCGAGCACTGGAGAGGCTGCAGCCCAAGGTTCGGCAACTGTGGTGCGGGGGCGGCTGGTGTCGTCGCAGGGGGAAGCAGCCTCGCAGGCCACCGCCACTCTCACCGGCCTGTGGTCGCTGTACGGGCAGGGGAACGCTTCCGCCCGGGCGACGGCCGTTGTGTCGCTTGCCGGCCAGATCCCGATCTTCGCCGTCGGTGCAGCCTCCGCTCAGGCCACTGCTTCCCTGTCGGCCGAATGGGCTCTCACCGCAGACGGCCGGGCCTCCGCAGCCTCAACGGCCACCCCGAGCCTTGAACGCCACCTGGCCGCTGCCGGCACTGCCTCCTCGGCCACTTCAGCGTCGATCACCGTCCAGCGCCCCATCGCCGGCACCGGCACAGCCTCTGCAGCCACCACAGCCGACATCACCAACACCCGGCTCATGTCCGGGTCGGGCACCTCGGCCGCTCAGGCTGCGGCCACTGTCCTGCTCGCCCGTTTCCTGGTCGGTGACGGCCGGAATGCTGCAGATGCCTCAGCGGCTGTGGGGATCGCTCGGGCCCTGCTCGCCTCGGGCGCCGCCTCCTCCGAAACCTCTGCTGCTCTGGCCGCCCAATGGGCCCTCGCTTCCGCAGCCTCCGCTTCCGCCCTAGCCGACGACATTCCGCTCATCCTGATCGGCGGCATCGTCCCGATGCTCGCATCCGGGAACGCTGCCGCTATCGCCCTAGCCACGCTGCTCATCACCCCACCCGTCACCCGCATTCTGGGGCGCCGCCATCCGGGCGATCCGGCCCGCAATGTGGGTTCCCCGTCCCGCACGGTTGGCTCCCCTTCCCGTTCGTCCGACCCGATCAACATCTACCATGACGGCGACGGTGATGGCGACACCGACTCGGATCGGTACAATGAGTTCTCGGAGGCCTAAATGGTTCTGTCAGACGACATCATTTCTTTGATCCGGGACGAGATCGGGGACGACACCGACTTTGTGGACAACGACGCCGACATCGTTGCCGGCTCGATCGACTCTCTCGAGTCCATCTACACGGACACCTCCCGGGGCAACTATTCGGTCCTGAATGTGGCCGCTATCGTCTGGCGTCGCCGCCTCGCCAACTACCAGAACCACTCCTTCGACGCTGCCCAGGAAGGCAACTGGCTTGCCCGCTCCCAGAAGGCCCGTTTCCTGCGCTACATGGTGGAACGGTACGAGCGGCTGGCCAACCAGAAGGCCCCTCACCGCAACTCGAAGATCCAGTCCGAAGCTGAGGCCCAAGACCTGGACACCACTCTCGCCACATGATCCCGGCCGAAGCGATCGACGCTGCCTACCCGAGCATGCTCGAACACTTCGCCTCATCTCTCCCCAACGAGGCGGTCGGTTTCGTCATCGACGACGGCACGATCGTGCGCCTCATCAACCAGGCCCGCTCCGCTCACCGCTTCTGGATCTCCGGTGAACAGGTCAAGGAACGGCTCGCCCCACACAGCCCTTCCGACATCGTCGCTCTCTACCACACTCACCCGGAACGCCCCGCCAAACCGTCCGGTGAGGACCGGCGCCTCATGCTCGAACTCGCTCAGGTCTGGCCGCATGTCCTTCACCTCATCCTGTCCCGAACAGACTCGGCCGTCTACGCTGTGATCGACGGCAAGACCAAGAGGTTGGCATGGACACGCTCCCACTCACTGCCGGGGAACTGACCGCACTGCGGGACGACAGCGAAGAGCTTCTTCCCGACACCTGCCGCATCTACCGCGAAACGCCCTCTGAGCTTCGGCCCGGCGACACCTGGACATCCGACTCCGACTCGACCATCTATCAGGGTGCCTGTTCCTTGAAGGTGATTCCCACCAAACGGGACCGGTACGACAACTTCGGAGAAGGCCTCGTCTACTCCCACCAGTACCGACTGATCCTCCCGTACACCGCTACCGGGATCCGCATCACCGACAAGGTGCAGATGCTCACCTCCGACGACCCGGATGTCCTCACCCGCACCTTCGAAGTCCGCGACATTCACCGCTCGTCGCAGATTTCCCAGCGCCGAGTCACCCTCCACGACATAGGACGGTAGATGCCGACTCTGATCTCACCCGGGAGCGCAGGGGCCGCAGATGTCACTGTGGCTGCGTCCCGGCTGCGCCGTAGCCATCTGGGCTCGAGGTCGGCTCTCGAGGCCGGCCATGTGCAGGTGTTCCGGCCGATCGGGTCGATGGTCGGAATCGACATCCAGATCATCGGCATCAATGTGGTCCGGGAGCACTTCCTTGCTGTGGCCGAAGCGACTCTCGACCTGTCGGCTCAGGCCGTCAACCTGTACGGCGGCCTCATCACCGCCTACGCTCGTGAGAACGCCCCGTTCCAAGACCAAACGGGCGACACGCGCCTGTCCATCCACCACAACCTATTTTCGTCACATGACGATATTGGCGCCGATGTGGGCCCGACCACCTTCTATTCCCCGTTCCTCGAGTACGGCACCTCGAAGATGCAGCCTTACCCGTTCATGATCCCGGCCCTCGACGCCTACACCGGCCCGTTCGCCGACACCATGTTCGAGATCGCCCGGATAGCCGACCAGTTCATGGGCTTCTCACCCCCGGCCGACACTCCCGGCATGAACGCTGCTTTCCAGGAGTGGCGCCGCTGGCTCTACACCACCCAGAAAGCTCTCGGTGACATCCAGCAGTTCGGAGGGATACCCGGAGTGGCCGCCACCAGATCGCTTCTGCTGACCACGGCCCGGGGCCTCGGTGATGTCCAAGCGATCGTGGGCGGAACGGTCTCGCAGCGCACCTCCCGGCGTCTGAGGGGGCGTGTGACTGGCCATCTGATCGGTGGCGGCCCCCGCACGGTGTCGGCCGACAAGACCTACTCGTCCTTCATCGGCGGCACTGCCGGTCACCGCATCTACAACCGCATCGCCGGCCGGGCCGTGTCGGGTGGTGTGTACGCAGGGATCAACCGCAAGATTGGAATGGTATGAGAACCAACATCTCCACCTACAACCATTACCTGGCGGTTCTCAACAACCTCCAGACCATCACCAACTTCGAGGTCGGTGACGGGGAACGGCCCAAAGATGTGACCGGAGCGTTCCTCGATCCCCCATATGCAGTCCTGTTCCTCATCTCGGGTGGAGACATGGAGGGCCCAATCTCCGACTCGCAGGCCGACATCACGCTCCGGTTCCAGATCACGGCCGTCGGTCAGTCCCCGAAAGAGGCGATCGTCGTGCAGGACTACTGTGCCGCCAAGATGCACAAGTCCAACCTCTCGATCAGCGGCCGGAAAGTCCGCAATCTCACCAAGGTTCTTGCCTCAAACGGCGTAAGGCGGGACGATGATGTCCCCACGCCCGTCTTCTACTGCTTCCAGCAGTGGGATCTGGACACGACACCCGCATAAGGAGCACCGTGAACTTCATCACCATCCATCATCCCGATCTTCCTGGCCAGACGGCCCAAGTGACGAGGAAGTCGTTCGAGAAGGTGTACAAGCCGAAGGGCTGGCTCGAGACTCAGGGCCCCACCGGGTTCGTCACCATGCCCCTCACTGGATCCGGCAACATTGTACCCGAACATTCAGCACCAGTCCTTGACGATCCCACACCCCCAGAGGAAGATGCTCCTCAGTCGATCGAGGAGTAATCCATGTCCCGAGTCATTGCTGACGGTGAGGTGAAGGTTGCGTGGGTTGCCACCATCTCCAACACCTCAGCGCCGACCACGACCGAGATCGCTGCCGGCACCGAACTGACCGGCTGGCTGTCCTCGCTGGACACCCCACTGGACGGTGATGCGGTCGATTCGAGTGACCTGTCGAGCGCATTCAACAAGTCGGTGGCCGGCACCTACGGTGGTGGTGTCACTGCCACCATGTACCGCGACGACACCACAGACACCGCCTACGCCCTGTTCCCTCGCAACACCGAGGGTTTCATGGTCATTCGGCGGTTCGGTGGGTCCGATGTTGCCTGGGCTTCGGCCGATGATGTGGAGGTCTGGAACCTCCGAGTCATCACCGAGTCGCCCTCCAGCATGGACCGCAACAATGTCCAGATGTTCACCGTCGATTTCGCTACGATCGACGAGCCCGTTCTGGACGCTACCGTCGCCTAACCAGGGGTGGTGTGGGATACGGCTTGGTGGCCACCACCTTGCTCCTAGTCGTATCCCACCCACTATCATGCTGAAAGGAGCAGCAGCATGACCAAGAAGTTCGAAACCGACAAGCCGTCAATCGCTGAGATTCGACGCCTCAAGAAGCCGAACGAGCGTTCGGTTACCCTCATTCTCGAGCCCGAGATCCTCCGACAGATCAAGGATCTCGAGAAGGCCTACCTGCGGGAGAAGCGCCTGGACGACCGGGAGAACCGTGTCCCCAAAGCGCCCGCAATCCAGAAGGCCATTGAGTCCCTCCGGGACGAGGCCGAAGAGATCACTTTCACCTTCCGGGACATCGGCCGCAAGCGGTTCGACGATCTCCTCAACGAGCATCCTCCCACCAAGGAGGAGAAAGAGGAGAAGAACTACCAGTACCACCCGGAGACTTTCGGGCCGGCCCTTTTGGCTGCCACCGCCATCGATCCGCCCATGTCCATTGAGGACGCACAGGCCATCTTCGACGAGTGGTCTCAGGGGGAGGTCGAAGCTCTCTTCATGACTGCCCTTGCAGCCTGCACGGAGCGGGCTTCGGTCCCTTTTTCCAGGACCGATACCGAAGAGATCCTCAGTTCGCTCTCGAACTCGATTACTGTGCTGCCCGAGGAATCCCTCACGGATGGTTCCTTGGCGGGGCAAACGAATGGTCCGACGACGACCGGGCCAAAGTCCTAGCCTGGGAGATCGAACAGCGGCTCCGTTGCCCCCGCTGCCACACCCGCTCCGAAGAGTGGGATCCTGTCCGTGGCGGCCACCATCATGCCTACTACCCGAAGACGGTCACCTGCTTGGGTTGCAAGGCGATCGACGACGCTTTCGATGCGGCCCGGGAGAACATCCCGAAGGGCCGCGATAGGGGCGCTGCGCTCAACGGGCTGAAGGTCGAACTGCAACGAAACCCCACTCTCCCGAGATATGTGAGTACACTCCCAGGAGACTATGGCCGATAAGACAGTCGTCGTCCGATTGGTCGCTCGTGTCGGTCAACTCACCAGCGGCATGGCCCAAGCCGCTGGTTCGGTCCAAACATTCGGCAACGCCGTAGCCGCATCTTCGGCCAAAGCCTCAGCCTCGGCCAAGAAACTCGCAGGCGTTTCGGCACTCGCCGGTCAGGCCGTCCTGGTCGGTATCGGGGCTGCGATGGCGGTCGGGGCCAAGGCCGCCATCGACTTCGAATCCTCGATGGCCGGTGTCGCCAAGACCGTCGATGCGTCCCAACCGGAGATCGACGCTCTGGGCGAAACCCTCCGGGAGATGTCGCTCCGCACCCCCATCAGTGTGAACGACCTCGCCCAGATCGCTGAGATCGGCGGCCAGTTGGGTGTGCCTCTCAGCGACATGGAGGACTTCACCGAAGTGGTGGCCGCTCTCGGCGTCACCACCAACCTGTCGGTCTCTGAGGCCGCTACCGGTCTGGCCCGGTTCGCGAATGTGATGGGCACCAGCTTCGACGACTTCAACCGGCTCGGTTCGGTGCTCGTCGAGTTGGGCAACAACTTCGCCGCCAACGAGGCCGAGATCCTCCGTTTCGCCACCCGCCTCGCCCCGATCGGATCGATCGTCGGGGCCACCGAAGAAGAGGTGCTCGGTCTGGCTGCCGGCTTCGCACAGTTGGGTGTGCCGGCCGAGCGGGGCGCCACTGCCATCCAGCGCCTGTTCATCGAGATCGAATCGGCCGTCGAGGCGGGTGGTGAGGCCCTAGAGGGGTTCGCCGGGGTGGCCGGCCAGACGATCGATGAGTTCGCCTCACAGTCGGCAGTGGACCGGTTCCTGTCGTTCGTGAACGGGCTCGGTCAGATCGAAGACGCTGGGGGCTCCGCCATCGGCACCCTTCTCGAGTTGGGAATCACCGAGCAGCGCACCATCTCCGTGCTTCTGTCTGCCGCTTCGGCCGGTGACCAGTTCTTCTCGGCCATTCGGGCAGCCAACGAGGAAGGCGACCGTTCCACCGCCCTGTTCGAAGAGGCCGCCAAGCGGTACGGCACGACCGCCTCCCAGATGCAGCTTCTCGCCAACGCTTTCACCGACTTCCGCATCGAGATCGGCCGTGAGGTCATCCCGCTGATCCGTTCGGCTATCAACTGGCTGCGTGACCTGTTCGCCGGCCTGAAGGACAACTACCCGACGATCAGAACCTTCGCCCAGATTCTGGCGGTGATCGGCGGCATGAACTTCGTGGCCGGGACGATCGCCAGCATCGCCCTGCAGTTCAAGGCGGCCCACACTGCCGCCAAGACGGCGAGCCTCGGGATCGGGATCCTAAAAGGTGGGCTGGCTCTCCTGAATGTGGCTGCTGCCGGCACTCTGGCCGTTTTCGGCATGCTGGCCATCCAGTGGGCCAACGACGCCCGTCGGGCCCGAGAGTTGAAACAGGCTGCCGAGGGGCTCGTCGAGGCCCTCGAGTCCGACGACCCGACCAAGAACATCATCACCACCATCACCGAGTTCGCCAAGACTCAGGGGCGGGACATAGCCGACATCAAGCTCGGGTTTGCGGAACTCGGTATGACGATGGAGGACTTTGCCGAACAGGTGGCCGGCGACCCTGAAGCCTTCATGGATTACGCCACTGCCCTCCAGGATGACATTGGTGGGGCAATTCTGGATGTACAAGGCAGGTTCGATACCTTTGTGGGGATTATCGCCGGCAAAGAGGGCGATGTCGTGAAGAACTTCTACCGCGACCTTGTGAGGGGTGGGGCCCCCAACCCCGAAGACCTTGGCCGATGGGAGCAGTTCGCAGACTCCATCTACAGGATGGCCCAACAGGAGAAGGCCCTCAAGCAGCTTCAAGGCTTCTTCTCCGACATGTTCATGTTCGACGAGATGGGTGGCTCCATCTGGTTCGGCAAGGAACTACCCCCCACCCTGTTCGACGAGTTCTTCAAGGCCTACGACGCCCAGAAGGCCGAAGACGCCATCAAGTTCATGCGGGAATACGAGGACTTCGAGATTCGCAGGGCCACAAACGCCCTCGCAGCCTGGCGAGCAACCGAACAGGCCAACGCCGGCATCACCCGCTCCAACCGCGACATGTTCATGGCGCAACTCTACGAGATTGAGGACGCCGAGGACCGTTGGGATGCTTTCAACGATGCGATGGATAACTCGTGGGACGAACTGGTCAGTGGACTCGAAGACGCCAAGGCCGACATCCGCTCAACCCTCGTAGGCGGCATCAACCCGTGGGAAGAGTACAAGACCGAGACCATTGACAATGTCAACGAGATCATCGATAGCCTCGACGCCCAGGTTGCAGACTACGAACGGTGGGCCAACACGATCGCCAGCCTCGGTGGAGAAGTGTCTGAACCCACGAAGGCTTGGCTACGCGAACTCCCATTCGAACAACAAGCCGCACTCGGCAAACTCGCTGAGGACGCCCCCGCCGAGTTCGACCGACTCATAGCCGAGTTCGAACGGGTATACGGGGAGGACGGCGAACTCGAAGGTATCACCCAAACTCTGTTTGGAGAGCGCCTCGACGGCCTCCTTGAAGACGGTGTCACCACCATGCTCGAAGACGCCCACGCTGCCGCTGAGGAACTCGTCGCAGACACCAGTCTCAACCCGGCAGACGCCATCGCCATCGGCATCGTCGATCGGATCAACGACCTTCCCGAAGATATCAAAGGCCCCGCCCAGATGGCGATCGCAGCAGGTATGGGCGACGAGGGTGTGAAGACAGCAGCCGGAATGGCTGGGGAGAACATCGTTCGGGCCTTCGCCGACTACATCTCTCAGAATGCCTGGCGGGCCAGAGTTGCTGCCCGAGAAGCTGCTAAGGCAGCCGAGGAAGGCTTCGACTCCGTCTGGTGGTTTGGTTCCCCGTCCCGTTACGCCCAGCAACTCGGCCAGCAGGTGATGCAGGGCTTCTCGATGGGCCTCAAGCGAGGCGTCCAGATGTTCGACATTCCGGACCAACTGATGGCCGTCCAACCGCGAACCGACCACGCCATCCAGTCCGACCGCGTAATTGACCGGTCACGGCGATTCGAAGTGAACATCAACAACCCGACGACGAACGATCTGAGGCGGGACACCCAGACTGCCTTGATCCTCTCCTCTCTGGCAGCGGAGGTGTGACATGGCCTGGGACTACAACTATCGGGCGGACGCAGTTCAGCTTTCCGACTACTGCACTTCGGTGCGGATCCTCGACGAAGCTAGCCCTTCGAAGCGAGGGTCGAACATCGTGGTGCCTTACCTCCACGGCGAATGGTCTGAGTACAATAAGTGGTTCAATAGCGTACCGTTCGGCCTCGAGTGTGTGCTTCGTTACACCAACGCATCGGGCGCTATCACCCATGCTGATGGGGCAGCGGGCCATGTCTATGAGAACCTGGCCGCTCTGAAGTACCTTTTCGGCAAGCGAACCGGCACTGTCACCCTCACCCGAGAGACACCTCATCAGGGCCAGAACCGGGCAGATATCGAAGTGCTCGACGAGATTCATTCGGTGGGCCCCCGCCACAAGTACCTCATCATCTGCCGCATGGTTCACGCTTTCTGGCGTGAGACACCTGCCGAACAGGACATCGAAACCGGCATCACGACTTCTCGTACCTATACGATTGCAACAGGCGGCAACGCTCCAATCAACGACATGGTCATCACCTTCGACATCAACGCCA